AGGGTGTTGCAGAAAAACTGGTTCTCCTTCGTGATTTCGCATGGTTCCCATGGGTGGTCTTTGTCTTGCGGCAGGCTCTCATAGAGGTCGGCGGTCTTATTGATGTAATCCAGTGCCTCGGCCTGAAGTTCCTTGGTGTAGGGATACTCCCGCACATAGGGCTTGATGGAGAACTTTGCCTTGACCTCAGCCGGGAACAGATTGCCCAGAATGTTCGTCTTGGCGAAATCCATCATGGCGATTTCGATATCCATTTCGTCCATGCCAGCCTCATGGCAAGCGGCTTCGACAGCGTCCTTGATAGTGTCATAGATCTTGGAGCGATTGACGATGCGGGTGAGTGGGGTCTTGTTTTTGCTGCGCCGTGTAGCGTACCAGTCGTACTTGATGACAACATACTTGAGCATGATCCATGCGGTGGATTTGACCTTGTACCCGGCCTGCTCCAACGCCATGCCGTAGATTGTAAGCTGACGGCCATGATCGAGAAGGTCTTTCTGGGCGTAGTCGGAACTTGTTTTGAGGTCCAGCACCGTAACTGTGCCATCGTTGTTCCAGCGCACCCCTGCATGGCCCGGGTTGGGCTGACGCGCAGAATCAGAAGTTCCTCAATCGTGAATTTGCCTTTCGGCATAGTAAAGGTCTGGAAGCAGTTTTCCATGTCTTTTATGTATTTCGTTTTGATACTGTCCGTTCCACGAAAGTCTCTCGGAAAGTCATATCCGACAAGTTCGCACTGAACAAGAGCATCACGGAAGGTCTGAAGCATTTCGCTACTATTTGATTTGCCTTCGATGAAATTTTCCAGAGCATCATGGCTGGCCGATCCTAAATCGGTATACACGCTTCCAAGACCGCGGTCATGTAATATGTAAGCGCGCCACGCTCCGTATAAACAATTATTGATGGTTCCAAGCTTGGAAAAGCTATAGACATTGACCCCTTCGTCATACAGGGCTTGCAAGCGGGGGTCTTTTGCACGTTCGGCTATGTCAGCCACCTCACTTTCGTTCTCATGATTTGTTTGTAGGCGTCTACGCCGAGGTCTGCTGCGTTGAGCTTGCTACCTTTGGGGATGATGTCGCTATCGGCATCCCAGACATAGCCGACCTTGGTTTTGACGATGATGTTATCCTGCACGAGCTTTTTGGCCTCCTCGCGCACGGCTTCTTCCTCCAAGCCTTCATCCAGAGCCAGCACCACATTTTTGGGCTGCATGGAAGCGATCATGGTGGCTTGTGCATGAGAGACATGACAGCCACAAAGACCGAGCGCCAGCCTGCATCCAAATGAACGCGCCTGCATGGGTGCTTTTTCGCTCTCGAACAGGAAGATGTTGCCGCGGTCGATGATGTTGTGATAGTTCTGCTGCAAGCCGAACAGTGTCTTGCTGCGAGAGCAGGGGACAAGGGGCAGCCAGCGTTCCTCGTGCTTACAAGTGGGGTCATTGCTGCGGCCCATGATGCCGACAAGGTTGCCGTTAAAGTCCCGCTCCGGGATTGTGATGCGGCTGGATTCTTCATCGTAGCCGACTTGGAACAGTTCCTGTGTTTTATAGTCGATACCATCCTGAAAGAACATCGTGTTGAATTTGCCTAAGTAAGGGTCAAGTGTGTTTTCCGGGATCGTTGGCAGAGTAAAATCATCGTCACGGTCTGGCAGGAGCTTACGATAGAAGCCATGGAAGGGATAAGTGACCTGAACATTAAAATCAGAGGTATCCAGGTCCAGGATATTTGCCACGAATTGCAGGCTTTGCGGGAAGGTACAATGGATACGATCCATAATGAGGGTGAACAGATTGCCTTTACCGTTGGTGGAAAAGCAGTAGTAGCGCAGGGTGTTGACATCCAGCATCATACTGGTGGGGTTGGAATCTTCCAGGCGGGAAAAGCGAAACTGCGTTTTTGCGTTATTGAGATTGATGTGCTGAAATTCCAGCGTTTCCAGGATGCTGAAAAGAGCATCGGAATTGCCGGAGAGATGCTGTTGCAGAAGTGCCGCGTTCATAGTGGCAGCACCCCCTTTAGCGTGTGGTTTGAACGTGTTCGTTGCGGATCGTGCAGAAACCTACCTCGCGCCAGTTATTCCAAGTGAGATTAGCCTCGTACAAAACCTGTTGCTTATCTTCATCATTGCGGGTCTTATCGAGAAAAGCGACGATATACTTTTTGGTTTTGTCAAGCGTGATGGGTGTGGTAAACTTTTCCCAGCTACCATCGGCATTTTTGCCGCGTGTGTAGGCTTTACAGTCATAGCGTTCGCCGGTATACTCGTCCTCCCAGAGGGGGCGGATATAGATCATCTCGGAAAAGACTTCCTTGATTTGTTTGCCGTTGGACAGACAGTTGGCGTCCAGATACCGCTGATTCAAGAGGTAGAGAGCTAGCTGGTAAGTACACACAACCGCAACATTCTCGCGGCTGGCAGCCTGGAACACCTTGCGGGAGGCAACAAGCAGCTGGCGGTACATTTCCATACTGACATCATCATCAGATTTCATCGTGTCCCAGAGGAACATCTGGAACCCCAGCTTAGAATACTTGCGGATAGTTTTGACAACGCGGGAAGTATCGTTATCAAACATCTTGACGAACTTGATGTTCTTATACTTTTCCTGACTGATTTTGGCAGCTTTGCGCAGCATTTCGTTCTGTTCGTCGGTGAAATTGCCGGTCTTGAGGTGCTTGCGGGTGATTTTCCAATAGTCCAGATCTTTGGTCAGAATATGTACAGCCAACAGCTGCTTATAAGCGCGGACTTGCATCTCGTTGGAGATAATGCAGCATTTGATTCCGGCCTCGGCCATGACAAGGATCATGTTTTCAAATACAAAGCTGGTCTTGCCTGTGCCGGAAAAACCGCCAAGCATGGTGAGATCGCCCAGCGGGACACCCAGGGTCAGGTAATTGAGACGCGGGC